CGATCGACGAGGACGACGAGTTCCCGACGCTCGGCTACGACGTTGCGGACTGGATGATGGAGTTCCTCCTCATGCCAGACCGTGACGAGGACAGTGAGGAGCACATCCCGTTCGTGCCGACGCAGGAGCAGATTGAGTTCCTCGCGAGGCTGTATGAGCTGGACCCGGACACGGGCCGTCGAGTGAAACAGCGCGCGGTGCTCTCGCGTCCGCGTGGGTGGGGCAAGAGTCCTTTTCTCGCAGCGATTTGCTGCGCTGAGGCTATGGGGCCTGTGCTGTGCGACGGGTGGGACTCGGACGGCCAGCCGGTCGGTGTGCCGTGGTCGACGCGGCGTACCCCTATCGTGCAGGTCACGGCGACGACGGATGACCAGACGGCGAACACCTGGGACCCGCTTCTGGAAATGCTGCGTGGTTCTCCGGCTGAATCGGAGTATGGCCTCGACCCCATGGATTCGTTCGTGGCTCTGCGTCGCGGCCGCATCGAAAAGCGCACGTCGTCAGCGACCTCCGTCAAGGGCGCGAAGGCCGTCATGGCCGTCATGGATCAGACAGAGACGTGGCTGCCGTCGAACGGTGGCCCGAAGCTGGCGAAAACCCTACGGTCGAATGCCGACAAGCTCGGGGGCCTCACGATTGAGACCCCCAATGCGTACACGATCGGTGAGCGCTCGGTCGCGGAAACGACGGCGAGATTCTACGAGCTGATCCAGGCAGGCAAAGTCAAACCTGAAGCCGCGCGTGGTCTGTACTACGACCACCGTGAGGCCCCGCTCGACACAGACATTTCCGACCGCGAATCGCTCCTCAACGGCCTGCGCATCGCCTACGGGGACTCGGCAGCCGACCCGCGCGGATGCGCGATCCACGAACCCGAGTGCGAACCTGGATGGGTGGACCTCGAGCGAATCGCGGATAGCTTCTGGCATCCGGATAACGATCCAGCGGGGATGTGCTCGGACTTCCTCAACCAAATCACCTCGGCGTCGGACGCTTGGCTCACGATGCCGGAACTTCGCGCGATCGAGGACCACAGCAAGACGATCTCGTCAACCGAGCCGATCACGCTCGGCTTCGACGGCTCCGAAGGCCGGAAGATCGGCATCGCGGATGCCACGGTCCTGATCGGTTACTCGGTGACGCAACGGCACCTGTTCAAGGTCGGGATTTGGAGCCAGCCAGACGGCCCCGCAGGCGAAGGCTGGCAGCCGCCCCGCCTCGAAGTGGAACAGACAGTCCGTGAGGCCTTCGAGCGATTCAATGTCGTGGGCTTCTATGCGGACCCGTCGGCGGGATGGGCTCAGGACGTGAAGGGCTGGGAGGCGCGCTACTCGCGCCGCCTACGCGCCAAGATCAGCGCGTCCGAGCCGATCCGGTACCCGCAGCGCAACGTTGCCAAGACCTGCGAGAACTTCGCGCAACTCTTGTCCGCGATCCACCAGGGCCTCATTACCTACGACGGTGACCCGACAATGACGGCGCACCTGCTCAACGCCCGCAAGTCGCCCAGGCAATCGGGGTACGTCCTCGTCAAGCCGGCGGATGACCAGGACTACTCGAAGATTGACGCCGCCTGGGGCGCCATGTTTGCCTACACGGCCGGACTCGACGCCGTCGGCAAGGGCGCAGCCAAACAAACCAGCCGCCGCGCACCGAGGCGGCTCTACTAACACACACCGGGGGAGGAGGCCCCACCTCATGACGAAAACGCCCGAGGAATGGCTCGCCTACCTCACCGCAAAGATGGACAAGGAGCGTCCACGAACGGACCTCCTACGCTCCTACACCAACGGATCATCTCCCCTGCCGGAGATGGGCCCTAATCTCGCAAAGGCATGGCTGAAGTTCCAGCGGCGTGCGCGCACCAACCCCGGCAAACTCGTCGTGTCAGCGCTAGCGGATCGACTCATCCCCAACGGGGTGACAGTCGGAGCCAGCGAGGACAGCCCCGCAGCTCAGGCGGCCGCGCGCATCTGGCGCGACAACCGCCTCAAAGTGGTCTTCGCGGACGCAATCTGGGACGCGGCCACCCTCGGCCACGGCTACCTCCTGGTCACCCAGGACGAAGACGGCCGAGCATGCGTCACCTACGAGCGCCCCGAACACATGTACGTCGAACCGGACCCGGTCAAGCCCTGGCGCGCGCTCGCGGCTATGAAGGTCTGGCGAGACCAGGCGGCCGGCCTCGACCACCTCGTGATGTGGACTCCGGGCCTACGCATGTCCTACACGCGCTCGGCATACGACAAGTCGCGGCAACTGATCTCCCGTGTGTCCGGGGACTGGCGACTCGACCTCGGCGGCGTCCAGCCCTTCGAGGGAGCGCCCCCGGTCGTGGTCCTCGAGAACAGGCACAGCATGGGCGAGTTCGAGCACGTGCTCGACCTGATCGACCGAATCAACTGGCAGACCCTGCAGCGCTTGGTCATTATCTCGATGCAGGCCTTCCGACAGCGAGCACTGAAGTCGTCTGAAGGGTCGGCGGGTCTGCCGGCCGAGGACGAGTCCGGGAACGCGATCGACTACCAGGCGATCTTCGAACCCTCACCCGCAGCCCTGTGGGAGCTGCCCCCGGGTGTGGAAATCTGGGAATCGTCCCAGACGCAGATCACGGAAATCTTGAACGCGACCAAGGACGACTGGCGCGAATTGGCCGCCGAGACCGCAACGCCTCTCTCGATCATGCTCCCGGACTCCGCGAACCAATCGGCGGCGGGAGCTGAGCAACCCCAGAAGGCGCTCCTCTCCAAGGCCGGCGACAGGATCGAACGTTTCAAGCCCGCGCTCGCCTACCTCATCGTCAAGGCGCTCGCGGTCGAGGGATACGCGCTGGATGAGGCAGAGACCGTGGAGGTCCTGTTCGTCCCGCCGCACGCTGTCTCCCTCACGGAGAAATACGCCGCCGCCGTGCAGGCACGCAACGCGGGAGAGGCGCTCGAAACCATCCAGCGCAACATCCTCGGATACTCGCCGGAGCAGATCGCACAGGACAAGCAGCGTAGGGCTGAGGAGCAGCTTGCGTTGGCGTTCGCGCTCCAAGACAAGCCGCAGCTGACAGATGAGGCCGCAACCCCGAGTCCGGGGGGGGGACCCGGCAGACCTGAAGCTCAGGTTTGATGCCCTCGGCACGGCGATCCGCGCTGGCGTCGCTCCTGAATCAGCGTCGGAGGTCGTCGGCCTCGACGGAATCCGATTCACGGGCGCCGTCCCCGTTGCACTCAGGCTCCCAGAGACACAGTCAGCGACACTCGAGGAGAAGTAACGATGCCGGACCTGGACTCGCTCAACCGCCTCACTGAGGCCTATGACAGCCAGGTCCACTCAATCCGACAGCAGATCACCGCCTTCGGGCAGGCCTACTGGGACTCACTCCCGCACTACAGGGCCAGCGCCGTAGAGGACATGATCCAAGCGATCACCCCCAGAGTGACCGCAGGCCAGCTCCGCATAGCCGACCTGACCCGGGCGTACCTCGCCCAGTGCGCCCGCGAACTCGGCTGGAAGGTCGTCCTCCCAGCAATCGACCAGGACGAGATACGCGGCGCTCGCGGCGTAGACCCGCGCATCGTCTACCGTCGCCCAGCCGTCGACGTGTACACCGCGCTCGCGGCTGGCAAGCCTCTGCCGCAGGCTGCGGCAGAGGGGCGGCTGCGGCTCACGCAGCTGATCGGCGGGGACATGCAGCTGGCGAAGGTGCATGCGTCTCGCCAGTCGATGCGGGGCTACCCGGAGGAGGGGCAGTTCTATCGGCGTGTGCTCACGGGGCGCGAGAATTGCGCCCTCTGTGTGGTCGCGTCGACGCAGCGCTATTACCGTGGGGACCTGCTGCCGATTCACCCGGGATGCGACTGTGGGGTGCAGCCTCTTCCTCCTGGCCTGGCAGTCAATCAGGTGATCGACGAGGACTTGCTCGAACAAGTCCACCAGATCACGGCGGACCGCCTCGGTGTCTCTGACCGGGGTGGGCGTACACCGGATTATCGAAAGCTCCTGACGGTCAGCGAACACGGCGAGTATGGGCCAACGCTGTCGTGGGCACAGCCCAAGGCCAAGCCCAAAACCAAGGCGGGGGAGTCTGAGCCGCCTAAGCCACCCAAGCCCCCGAAGAAGACCACAGCACAACCGCCGGACGACTCCGATCGTTTAAAGCGCCTGATGAGCGTTCCTGCCGAAAAATGGCATAAGACGCTTCAGTACGAGGGTGGGGACGTGACAGGGATTCCCGGAGAATTCCGGTATCCGGGGCATGGGGACGGACGGGTGTTCATCCCGGCTATTTCGGTCAGAGAAGCACCCAGTGAGCATGAGGTGCTCACGGCGCTGCGCCTCGCGGAAGAGGGAATGGACGTGCTGTTCCGCATAGATTCGCGCGAAAAAGGCGCGAAGAACCCAGACGTGGAAATGAATCAGCAGGTCTGGGAATTCAAAGCACCCACGGGGGAAGGCAAGAACACCGTCGATTCGCAGATGAAGCGAGCGGGGAAACAGACTGAACGCCTGGTCCTCGATCTACGCCGTAGCGAACTCGACGATAAGAAATCGATCCGGG